GTCTGCTCGCGCGCCCTCATCCTTATCGGGGAAGAGGGTATTTCTTCATTCACTGACGGCACGGCTCAGTCTGATGTCGCCAATGCTATGTATGAGGACATTGCCCGGACTGCGTTAACCAACTCTCGCTGGCGCTTTGCCACTCAGCAGGCTGAGCTTAACCGGCTTGTTTCTGCGCCGACTGGGCGCTTTGACGCTGCGTATCAGCTTCCGGGTGACTTGCTGATGCTTTCTGCGGTGACGGTCAACGATCACCCGATCAAGTATGACACCTACGGAAACAAGGTATTCTGTGACGCTTCAGAGAATGAGGTGTTGGTTGCAGACTACATCTACCGTGCTGACGAGGCTGATTGGCCTCCTTACTTTACCATTGCTGTTGAGTATTCGATGGCTGCTGTCTTTGCTGTGTCGATTGCTCGGGACTCAAGCATGTCTCAGATGATGGAGCAAAAAGCGCAGTTCCACATGATTCAGGCTCGGCGTTTGGACTCGCAGCAACAGACCAGCCGCAAGCTCAACACTTCGAGGTTCATTGCGCAAAGGCGGAGCTGATGCAGAGGATTAGAGTTCCCATCACCAACTTTGCCTTTGGTGAAGTCAGCCCGTCTACGCTGATGCGCACTGATACACCGATCTATCAAGCGTCGGCTCAGCGCATTGAGAACATGATGATGCTGTCGGAGGGCGGGGTTCGTAGGCGTCCCGGCCTTCAGCGTATCTATGACTTCAACATCACTCGGGACACCGACAAGAAGTTTCAGTCAAAGCTGGCCCCGTTCATCTTTTCTGGGGATGAGCAATACATCGTGTCGATTGAGCACCAGCAGCTTCGGGTGTTTATCCTTGACCCGACAACTGGTGCTGTGTCGCTGACTGCCACGATCACTCAAGACGTGGACACTGACGCTCTGCCTTTCGATGATGACTTCATCCACGAATACAGCTGGGCGCAGTATGGCGACGTGATGGTTATCACGCATCCGCTGTTTTTGCCGCGTCAGCTTGTGCGCACCAGCCTGACCGCCTTTGAGGTTCAGAAGCTCTCGTTTGATGAGCGAAACAATGGGGCGCTGACGTATCAGCCTTACTCAATCTTCCATGCGGCTGATGTCACTCTAGCTGCAAGCGGAACAACTGGCACTGTAACGCTCACCACAAGCGCAGATTACTTTGACACGACCGGCCTGCATGACGGTGTGATTCTTCGCTACCACGACACCGAGGTTCAGATTAGCAGCGTAACAAATGCTACGACTGCAACCGGCGTTGTTAACGGAACCCTGCGTCAACGCCTTGAGATTCTCAATCCGTTCAGGACGATTGACGGCTCTTCGACTGTAGAGGTCACGCATATCAATCATGGCTTTGCCGGTGGCGAAACTGTGATCTTCGAGGAAGCGTCTGCTGTCGGTGGGATTAACTCTGGCAACCTTAACGGAAGCCGAACAATCTCAGGCATTATTGACGAAAACACTTACACCTTTACTGCGGGTGGCTCGGCCAGCTCTGCTGAAGATGGCGGTGGCTACGTCAAGGTTGTGACAGCTGCGCCTACTACGGTTTGGGAGGAGCAGTCTTTTTCTGCGCTTCGTGGATACCCAGCTGCGGTTTGCTTCCATGAAAACCGCTTGGTTTTTGGCGGAACGATTGCTCAACCCGACGCCATCTGGATGAGCAAGTCTGGTCTCTTCTACAACTTTGACATTGGCCAAGCGGCTGACGATGACTCAATCAACATTGTTGGTGCCAACTCTGACGTTCACGAGATTCGCTACCTAAAGTCTAACCGTGACCTTCAGGTCTTTACCGCAACGGCTGAGCTATATGTCCCGACTTATCTGAACCAAGCCATTACCCCGAGCAACGCTCAGGTGCGCAGACAAACGCCCTACGGCTCTATGTTCGTTGAGCCTCACTCTATCGACGGAGCTACGCTCTTTGCTCAGATTGGTGGGCGGGTTGTTCGAGAATACATCTACACCGACAATGAAGATGCTTACAGTTCGACTGCTGTATCCACGATTGCTTCGCACCTGATCAACAACCCCAAGTCGTTGACGGTGTGCCACGGTGCCTTTGACGGGGCGGAGTCCTATGCGGCTTTCCCGTGCGACTGTGGGCGCATCACTTTGTTTTCGTCCAACCGTTCTGAGCGGCGCGCTGGCTGGTGCAAGTTCACTTGTCAGGGTCAGTTCTATGACGCGGTAGCGATTGATGATCGGCTGTTTGCCACAGCTTGGATAGACACCGGCGCTGGGGAAGAGCTGATCTTGGGCGAGTTCAACTACGACTACACTCTGGATTGCTCCAAGCTATACACGCTGACTTCTGGGGTGGCTGATGTGTCGGCTGATTTTGCGGACGGCGCGGTTCTTTCTGTGGTTAAGGATGGTGAATACTTCGGCACATTCACCGTGGCGTCGGGCGAGATCGACGTTAGTGCCTACGCCACTACTGGTCAGATTGAGGCTGGTTTCTCGTTCACAGTCAATCTGACCAGTAATCCTATTGATGCGATCATTGCCAACGGGCCGCAGACTGGCGAGATACGCGGTGTCTCGACTGTTGTTCTTGACTTGGTTGATACGCGCTCTGTGCAGGTAAACAGCCGCCCGGTCACAATCACTGGCGCTTACACCGGCAAGAAAGAAGTCAGGCTTCTTGGCTACGGGCGCGACCCTCAAGTCGTTATCACTCAATCTTCGCCATTGCCTTTGCAGGTTAATGGCTTCGTTGCGGAGGTCGTTGTCTGATGCTACCTGCTCTTTTCTTGGCGACGAGTGCGATCTCAACAGTTGGCGGCCTGATGGGTGCTGCTAGTCAGGCCCGTTCTGCCAAGCTCAACGCATTCAACATTGAAACGCAAAAGGTTCAGAACGACGCCATTGCAGCTCAACGGGCCAATGACAGATACGAACAGTTCAAGCTGGCTGAATCAGCCAATCGCGCGCTGCTTGCTGGATCAATGGGGCGTGACATTGGCGGGGCGGACAGGTCTGTTGCTGCTTTCCTAAAGCGCAACCGTGAGACTGCTTTTCAGGATTTGGACCGCATGGAAACGCAGCGCCAGATGGAGGCGTTTAACTTTCAAATGCAGGCGGCGAGCGAGCGCAGGCGAGCAAGTGACGTCATGATGAGCGGCGTGGTAAATGCGTTTACTTCTGTTGGCTCAACCCTGATGGGGTATCAACAGATCAAGATGCCTAGTCCCTCTAGTGGTTCTGCCTTTGCTCCTTCTTCTTCCATGCGCCCGATAATGCGGCCTTGAGGTAAACAATGATCAGCGCACCGCGAGTCCTTATTGAATCGCCCACCTTCCAGAATCAGCGCATTGGTGTGGCGCGGGTTTATGAGGGTGCGCAGACAGCCAATGCCTTGATGCAGGGCGCTGACGAAATTGCAGGTCTTGCCTTCAGGGCTGCTGCTGAAGACGCTGAGCGTCAAGGTCAAGAGATGGCTCTGGCTGTTGACCGTGAGCAGGTGATGGGCATTGACCCTGATACTGGCGAGCCGATTGCTCTATCCAGCATGGGCGACATGGGCCGCATCGGCAGCGAAGCCTATCGCCGTGTGATCAACTCCCGCTTTCAGCAAAGCATTGAAGAAGAGATCAGGAACCAAGGGACTCTCTTTGCTGCTGAGTATGGCAACAGGCCGGATGGAGCTGCGCTCTATTCTACTGCAATGGCCGACTATGTCGCGTCCATGTCGCAGAACGCCACTGGTCAGTATCGCGGCATCATAGAAGATGTTGGCACATCTTACATTAACCGCACCCGCGCTACGCTTATGGCGCGTGAGATGCAGCGCGCTCGCTCTGCGATGGCTGGTTCTTCTCAGCGGTCCAATGCGGATGCGATGTCTGCTCGTCAGGCCATTGTGGCTCAGATGGGGCCAAGTGCATTTGGCACCATGAGCAGCCGACAGGCTGATGTTTCTTCTTTCCCTATTGGGACTCCTTCTCAAGTGGGCGTGGGTGGTGACACTCAGCTCGGCTTTTCAATGCCGATGGGCGAAACCTCTGCTGCTGCGATTGCAGCGGGAC